AAATACAAAAAGAAATGCGTGAGATGGACAAGAAAAAAGAAACAACAAACAATAACATTGACAAAGCTATTTTTGTTGGTTCAACGGAAGATTTAAATAAATTATTAAATGGCAACAAGTAAGCAAACCTATCGTGACAATCCTAAGTTAAAAAGGGTTGGAATATCAGTTCAATGGACACAAGAAACCATTGAAGAATACAAAAAATGTAGGGATGATTATCTTTACTTTGCCAAATATGTGACTATCATTTCACTTGATAAAGGTATTATACCTTTTGATATGTATGATTTTCAAAAGGACATGATTAAAACATTTGATGATAATCGTTTTGTCATTGTTAAATGTCCTCGTCAGGTGGGTAAAACTACTACCGCAGTCACATATCTTCTTTGGACAGTTTTATTCAAATCAGCACAAAACATTGCCATCTTGGCAAACAAAGGCAAGACTGCAAACGATATTCTTGGTAAACTTCAGCTTGCATATGAAGCATTGCCAATGTGGATGCAACAAGGTGTTGTTGAATGGAACAAAGGTCGTATTGAATTAGAAAACAAATCAGTTATCATTTCAAACTCCACATCAAGTTCAGCTGCTCGTTCTGGCGCATACAACATTGTATTCTTAGACGAATTTGCTTTCGTACCATCTAATATTGCATACGATTTTATAACTTCAGTATATCCAGTTATTACATCTGGTACTAAAACTAAGATTATTATGGTGTCCACACCAAACGGAATGAACCTATTCTACAAAATGTGGATGGACGCAAAAGAAAAACGTAGTAATTATGTTCCGTTTGAGGTTCATTGGTCACAAGTACCAGGTCGTACACAAGATTGGCGTGAAGAAACTATTAGAAATACTTCTGAAAGACAGTTTCAACAAGAATTTGAAACCGAATTCTTAGGTTCATCTAATACATTGATTTCTGGTGGTAAGTTACAACAAATGACTTACATTAATCCAATTACTGAACATGACTTGATGAGGATCTATGAACATCCTATTAAAGAAGATGGTGAAAAGAATGTAAAAGATCATTTATATGCAATTACAGTTGACGTTTCAGAAGGTAAAGGACTAGATTGTTCTGCGTTTTCAGTATTTGATATATCCCAAACACCGTATAGACAGGTTGCAACATACAGGTCATCATCAATTTCGCCCATTTTGTTTCCAACCGTGATATATAATGCGGCGAAATTATATAATGATGCATATGTTTTAGTAGAAATTAACAACACACCACAAGTTGCCGATGTTTTACATTCGGACCATGAGTATGAAAATCTTTGGAAAGTATTTACTGGTAATAAGAAACCGCAACAATTGTCTGCCGGTTTTGCAAGAGGTATTCAGCTTGGCTTAAAAATGTCACCTCAAGTCAAAAGAATTGGTTGTTCAAACCTTAAGTCTCTTATTGAAGGTGACAAATTAATCATCCAAGACTTTGATACTTATTCTGAACTTACCACTTTTGTGGCTAAAAGAAATTCTTTTTCAGCAGAAGAAGAAGCCACTGATGATTTGGCAATGACTTTAGTTATGTTTGCATGGGTAACAACTCAAAAATACTTTAAAGAGATCGTTAACCATGATTTAAGAAAACAGATTCAATTGGAAAATATGAATCAGTTTGATGAGATTACACCACCCGCACCTGTGGTTGATAATGGTTTAGTAGACCATGAGTTTATGGTTGAAGGTGGTGATGTGTGGGAAAAAGCAGATTCTAAGGAAACTTATGCAAGTTTCTTCCGAGAAATGGTAAGGTAATTCTAAATTCTGCGTTTCATAAATAGTTCTATGGTATTTAACTACCTAAAACAAATAATTCAAGGAGAAAAAAATGGCGTTTCAACTATCTCCAGGCGTAAATGTATCTGAAGTTGACTTAACAACGATTGTTCCTTCAGTATTAACTACAGCCGGTGCATATGCAGGATACTTTGCATGGGGTCCAGCAAATGAAATCACACAAATATCGGATGAAATTACACTTGCACAAAAATTTGGTAAACCAAATGATGATTCCGCAGTGTCTTTTTTTACTGCTGCTAACTTTTTGGCATATGGTAATAATTTAAATGTTGTTCGTACAGTTGGTCCAAATGCAAATAATGCCACAGCAAATGGTGCAAGCGTACAAATTTTAAATGAATCTGCATTCCAATATGATTATCTAACAACAGGCGCATCTAATGCTTATGGTGCGTTTGTTGCAAGATATCCTGGTAAATTAGGAAATTCACTTTCTGTTTCTGTTTGTGCAAACACATCATTGTTTAGTTCATGGGCATATGCATCTTATTTTCCATCAGCACCAACAACATCTTCGTATGTTGCAGCTGAAGGTGGTTTAAATGACGAAATGCACGTTGTTGTTGTTGACACAAATGGTTCATTTACAGGTACCGCAGGTTCAATTCTTGAAACCTACGCATTTGTATCTAAAGCTGTTGATGCAATAAATCAAAACGATGGTTCTACAAATTACTATAAACAAGTAGTTTTTAACCAATCAAAGTATGTGTATGCTATTGATCCAGTAGATTACAGCACAACACACACAAGTTGGGGCACAAACGGTACAAATACAACATTTGTACAAACACCAACAAATGTAACTGTATCTTTAAGTGCAGGTGTTGATGATGCTGGATCAGATTCAACAACAGAAACTGGTTGGGCATTATTTGAAAATAAAGACACTACTAATATTTCTTTGGTCTTAACTGGTGGTGCTTCAACATCTTTGCAAAATTATATTATCAGTAATATTTCATCCGCTCGTCAAGATTGTGTGGCATTCATTTCTCCACCATATTCAGCGGTTGTTAATAATTCTGGTAGCGAAACCACTTCTATCGCAACATGGTTATCATCTTTAGGTATAACATCAACATATGCAGTTGCTGATTCTGGATGGAAATATCAATTTGATAAGTACAATAATGTATATCGTTGGATTCCATTAAACGGTGATGTTGCCGGTTTATGTGTATATACTGATGGTGTTGCAAATCCATGGTATTCACCAGCAGGATTTACTCGTGGTGCAATTAAAAACTCTATTAAACTTGCATGGAATCCAAACAAAACGCAACGTGACACAATCTATTCTGCTGGTGTTAATCCAGTTGTTTCATTCCCAGGTCAAGGTACAGTCTTGTTTGGTGATAAAACATTACAAAATAAACCATCTGCATTTGATCATATCAATGTTCGTAGATTGTTTATTGTACTTGAACAAACAATTGCAAAAGCTGCACAGTTTTCATTGTTTGAATTCAATGATGCATTTACACAATCACAATTTGTTGCTTTAGTAACTCCATTCTTGCGTTCAATACAAGGTGGTCGTGGTATTACTGCGTTCCAAGTTGTTTGTGATTCAACAAATAACACGCAACAAGTTATTGATGCAAATCAATTTGTTGGTAGCATTTTTGTTCAGCCTGCTCGTTCTATCAACTTTGTTCAATTGAATTTTGTTGCAGTTGGTACTGGCGTAAACTTCTCAACAGTTGTTGGTGCAGTTTAATAAATAAATTCAAGGAGATATTAAATGGCATTCGATATAAACGCATTTAGAACAAATCTGGCATATGACGGCGCAAGACCGAACCTATTTGAGGTTCAGTTACCCGTAATTCCAGGTACTATAGCTGCACAAAATGTTTCACTCTTGGTTAAATCAGCACAGCTTCCAGGTTCAACAATTGGTACAGTACCACTTTATTACTTTGGTCGTGAATTAAAGTTTGCAGGCAACAGAACATTTACCGATTGGTCAGTACAAGTTATCAACGATGAAGATTTCTTTATAAGACGTTGTATGGAAACATGGATGAACTATATCAATAGTAATCAAGGTAACGTTAGAAATTCAAATTACATTTCACCTACAAGTTATACTGTTGATGCATATGTAAATCAATTTAGTAAATCTGCTAATCCTGATGCAAATGCTGTAGGTCCAGGTGGTATTATCAAATCTTACAATTTTGTTGGTTTATTCCCAGTTGATATTACACCAATTGATTTGGATTGGGGTTCAAATGACACGATTGAAGAATATTCAATCACATTTGCATATCAATACTGGACAACAGATACAACAACCTAATATTGTGTTTTTGAAAAGAGGGCTTTGGTCCTCTTTATGTGTTTTTGAATTGAACTAGGAAACAAATGGCATCACAACTTAATAAGTTTTCGTTATTTGGTTTTACAATTTCTCGTGATAAAAACGAAGAAGAAAGTAAAACCCAACCATCTTTTAGCCCGCCATCAAATGATGACGGTGCTCTTACTATTACTTCTGCGGCTTACTATGGTACATATGTTGACTTAGATGGTACCGCAAAAAATGAGGTAGAACTCATTTCTCGTTATCGTGAAATGGCAATGCAACCAGAAATTGACTCTGCCATTGATGATATTGTTAATGAGGCTATCTGTCAAGACGATGATGGTAAGATACTTAAAATTGTTTTGGATGATTTAGACGTACCTGAAAAAATCAAGAAAGCAATTAAAGCTGAATTTCAAAATGTTATGCGTATGTTGAATTTTAACAACATGGCGCAAGATATTTTCCGTAGGTATTATGTGGATGGTAAAATGTATTACCACATGATTGTAGATCGTGAGAATCCGCAAGAAGGTATTAAAGAACTTAGGTATATTGATCCACGCAAGCTAAGAAAAGTCCGTGAGATTAAAAAGAAAAAGGATGAGCGTACCGGCGTAGATATAATGAATGTAGTCAATGAATACTACATTTTTAACGACAAGGTGACTACTGGATCATCGTCCAGTTTTGGTCCAGTAGGTGTGCGTATCACCACAGATTCTATCATCTCCGTTGTCTCAGGACTCATGGATTCACGCCGTGCAGTGGTATTATCTTATTTACATAAGGCAATTAAACCATTGAACCAATTGCGTATGATTGAAGATGCCACGGTTATCTATCGTATTTCTAGGGCACCTGAAAGACGTATATTCTATATTGACGTTGGTAATTTGCCTAAGTTAAAAGCAGAACAATATCTTCGTGATATTATGGTCAAGTATAAGAACAAGTTGGTATATGATGCCAACACAGGTGAGGTTCGTGATGACCGTAAATTTTTATCAATGATGGAAGACTTTTGGTTACCACGCAGAGAAGGTGGTAAAGGTACTGAGATTACAACATTGCCTGGTGGTCAAAATCTAGGTGAACTGGAAGATGTTAAGTACTTTGAAAAGAAATTATATAAAGCACTTAATGTGCCTGTTTCTCGTTTAAATCCAGAAAATTCTGGTTTCTCTCTTGGTAGAACAAATGAGATTACTCGTGATGAGTTAAAGTTTGCCAAGTTTGTTGATCGTATGCGTAATAAGTTTTCTGACTTATTTGATCAGGCATTAAGAGCACAATGTGTTTTAAAAGGAATTTGTACCGCAGATGAGTGGGCAATGTTTAAAGAACATATTCACTATGATTTCATTAAAGACAATAACTTTACTGAACTAAAAGATGCCGAACTAATGAAAGAAAGGCTTGGACTTTTAAGTGCGGTTGATCCATATACTGGTCGTTATTATTCTCAAGCATGGATACAAAGAAACGTATTGCGTATGAATGATGATGATATTGTAGAAATGCAACAAGAAATTGATAGAGAGAAAGCATTAGGTATTGGATTGCCAGTAGGTGTTACCAACGCAGCTGCACAAGCACAAATGGTTGGTGACATTGAATCTGAACAACAACAAGATACCGCAGAGCACCAGGCAGGTCTTAATGCTCAAAATAATAAAGAAGAAACTACTTTTAGTAAGTTAAAAAGAATACTATAAATAGTAAACCATTTTAGGAGATACACATGGACAAAGCAAGAGCAATTATAGATTATTCATACAATGATGAAGGCAAAGCCGTTCGTGATGCCTTGTATTCTGCTATTCAAGATAAAGTTTTGGCGCATATAGAATCACATAAACAAGAAGTTGCAAAGACTTTAATTGTACCAGAAGAATCAGAAAATGAATTAGAAGATGATTTAGAACTTGAGATGGAAGAAGAATATGCTGAATTGGATGAAATTTCAAAAGAAAGAACAATAGCTGCCTATGTAGCAAGAATGGGTAGAGATGATAAAGATAATGATGCCAAAGCACTTAAAACAATAACACATATTGGAAATAAACATGGTGTGAAGGGTGTTGCAAGAGCGGCTAAGGCTGCTGACAAAGAATATGGTTTAAATGATAAGAATAATCCAAGAAAAGCTTTTGTTAAACAAGTTATGTCTGGAACTAAAAACGAGGAAGTTGAATCATTGGATGAAACAATGACAAGAAAACATTTTCAACAAGTTGCAGATGTTATCAAAGCACATCCAGATGCCAAGAAAAGAAAAGAATTAGCAATGCATCATGCTGGTATATTCAAGGCATCTAATCCACGTTTTGACCATATGAAGTTTATGAAGGCTGCTGGTGCAGATATTAAAGAAGAAGTTAAAATGGAAGAATTAGATGAGGGTACAATGACAAATATTACTCTCGGTAAAAAAGTAAAGAATAAAGAGGGTGGCCATAACCAAGATGTTCACTACAAAGGTAAAAAGATTGGTTTAATTAGTTCATATTCACACAGAACTGGTACACGATATGGTATGCATCACGATGCTACTGGTGATATGACTGCTGGTTCCAGAAGTGCAGAAGATGCAATTGCTGACCTAAGATGGACACACGCTGAACACTTAAAAGATAAAAAAAGATAGTAGAAAAAAATGAGATTTAAAGAGTTCATTGCACCAGAACCAAATGTCTTTGAGGCACTTGATATTTCTGAAGAAGAAGGTAAACAAAACCATTCTCAGCCACATGATCCTCCTGCCATATTAATTATGAGAAGAAAGTCAATTAGACAGTTTCCTAACGGACAAAAAGTAGCAATGTACCATATAGATAAGTTAAATAAATATGTTACCATTCCATATAATTCTTTAGAGTGGTCTACACTACCTGAAGATACTGAAAAAATAGGATAAAAAAAGATGTCAAATCATTTCACATATCAAGTATTAAGAGATACTACACAAGATGCTATAATTAAACTCACTGGTTTCTTTGATGGTTCTTCTGGTGATGAATCTAATTCAGCTCGTATACAAGCAAATACTTTATACGGAGCTCTTAATGCAAATACCGTTCCAGATTTGTTGTCTAATGGTGGTGCTCCATTACCTTATTATGGATTATCTGTTGAAAGAATTTGGTATAACAGTAGTATTTCTAGTCCAGGACATTTAAGATTAACATGGTCGGCGGATACACCACAAACAATTATAGGTTTACCGGGTTATCAAGCATTTGAATATAATGGAATGGGTAATTGGATTACTATTCCAAACAATGCAAAAGGTACAGCAAATTGTAAAGGTGATATTGGTATTACCACATTTGGTGCAGGAGCTGAAGCAAACACCACATATAATATAATTATTGGATTAAGAAAAGATAATCTGTATTATCAACGTGGTCAGTTTAATGATCCAGCTGCATTTAACTACGGACCATATAGTTTGAAACCATAATGCGTGAACTGTTAGATTCTCTTTTGCAAAATGACCTAGTATATGCAAAAGAGCAATTTAATAAAAGGTTAATTGACCTGATTGCTGAAAAACTCAATCAGGCAAAAATTATGGTTGCCGTTGAGATGTACGATGAAGAAGATATAGAAGTTGTATCTGAAGCAAATGTACAAAGAATGGGTAGAACAAAGTTAATTCGTGTTCGTATCCGTGGTGGTAAAGTACAGCGCAGAAAGAAGGTTTCTGGTGTTAAAGGTTACACAATTCGTGCTGGCAAAATGGTTAGAATGTCATCACAAGAAAGAAGGCACCGTAAAATGGGTGCTCGTAGGGCAAAATTTAAACGTAGAGCAAAACTACAACAAGCATTAAGAAAAAGAAGTAGGTCTTTAAGAAGAAGAAGGGCACTAGGATTATGAAACTCATAAAAGAAATTACAGAGACTGTTAGTTATATAACAGAAGAAACTGATGGAAAGAAATGTCTTTACATCGCTGGTCCTTTTTTAGTTGCAGAAACCGTTAACCGTAATAAACGTATGTACAAAGAAGATACAATGCGTAAAGAAGTTAACCGTTATACAGAAGAATACATTAATAAAAATCGTGCCTATGGTGAGTTGGGTCATCCAGACACCCCATCAATTAACCTTGACCGTGTTTCTCACATGATTGTGGGTCTACGCCAAGAGGGTAATGTATGGATGGGCAAAGCAAAAATTCTTGAAACACCAATGGGAAACATTGCAAAGAATCTTATTGAAGGTG